CAATAAATACAGTTAAAGGAGTGATACAAATGAAAGCAAAAAGAATCTACGAATTAGCGTACATGGGAAGCATGGAATATTGGGGAAGAAGATTAGAAGAATATAAGAATAACCCTACTAGTAGCGTGCTTGCTGAAAGAGAAAGAGAGGCCTGGAAAGAGTGTGAAGAAATTACAAAATTGTACAATGCTGAAAGAAATAAGAAGTGATAATATAGATAGTGAAAGAGGTACGGCAACACCTACAAGATTGCAGAAAGAATGGTGTATTATGATTTATGAAATGAAAATAAGAATCACAGACCCGAACACGGCTAAAGGAATGACAAGCGAATTGTGTTTCAAATTGAAATGCACATTTGTCTATGATGCAGAACAGTATGGCAACGGCTTTTTCGTGGATATCGAAAGCAAAAATTTTGAATCTAAATTTTTTGATTTGAGATATGACCGCTCTTTTAGAAAGTCAGAAAAAGAAAAATGGCTTGAAAATTGGGGAAGAAATTACTGGAATGGCAAAAATGGCGCATGGGTTATAAAATCACTTGAAATAAAGGAGATGAAAGAATGAGAGGAATTAAAAAATGTTTGTTGGATATTCTGTTGAAATAATCAGAGGCGTTGCAATCAGCACAAATAAGCCGTATTTGATGCCCTTTCAGATATTATTAGAAATTTTAAATAACAAAAATCGTGTATATTATTTAAGAAAAACAATTGAGAGGGTTGAGGGAGAGCAAAATTTTGATAGAGCAGTGAAAATCTATCAGACAAATATTTGCAATTGCAGAACAGTAAAAAGCGGCAATAAAATTATTGCAGATTTATTATATCTTCGGTTAGTGAAAAGTGGTGAAAATGACGTAAATTATGAACTTGTTAAACACGGAAAATTTCAGCCACTATATGCACATGTTAGCATGGTTGACGGGTATGTGTTTAGTTCAAACGGAAGACCTGTTAAATATTCAGATGCAAGAAAATTTATGAATGATGAATTGCTTGACACAATGGAAAATGAATTTGAGTTCAATTCAGAACAAGAATTTTACACCGGATATGAAAACTGCTATAGAAGAAAGTACAAAAGCGAATATGCAGAAGATTTCAATCTTGAATTACCAATTTTTAAAAATATTAATTGATACAATCAATAAAGGAGCAGAAAAAATTCTGCTCCTTTTGATTTTAGCAAAAAATTATCAATAATCAATAGTGTAAGCAATTGTTGGCAATTCGCGCATATAATCTTCATTTTCGCCCGAGCCTTTAAGAATCGGATAAATGCCGCCGTTCTCAAAAATCGGAATCACATTTCCATTGTCAATTACTGGGGAATCGCAACCGTCGTCATAGTTTGCTCTGAAAGATGTTAAAATAGCGGGTTCATCGTTGGTGTTGATTTTGTTACGCAATTTAAGTGTAAAACTATCAGCATCAAACCGATTAACGGCAAATGTTGCATCGTTCGGGTCTCCGCTTAAAATATATAATGGCGTTGTAACATCGCCTGTGGTTTTATTGAGGTAGAACGAAAAATTATTTTTGTAATCGGTCATGTAAACGCTGAAAAATGCAAACATTGCGTTGTTGAATCGCACTTTGCACCAATTTTCAAAATACAAATTCGGTTCGGGTGGATTAACAATAGTGGACTTGTGACACCAAATCATTGGCTTGCCCTCTGCGGTATAACGCACGGTGTAAAAATCAGACAAGGCGTCATAATTTTTTGCAGATGTATTTACAGTTGGGTTTTTTCCAAATTCTAACGGAATCTGCGTAGAAACAAAAGAAATATCATCACGAACCGGGACTGTTATTGACTGCATCGCTCCGCCGATAAAATCTGTAACACGCTTGAAATATGCTCCTGTATTTTCAAGAAAATATCGAGGAATGTTTGTAATGTCATAACATCGAATATTTGCGATTGAGATATTCCCAGCTTTTGAACCGTCAGCCACGCCAACCATCCATCGCAATGAATTTGAATACTCGAACATGTTCCACCACAAATGCTCTGCGCCGTCGCTATCCAATTTAGTAGTTGGATAAATAACATCGTTCGCATTAGTAAACATTACGCCATTTTCATTTGTAGTTTTATATTTAAGACTGATTAAATATTTGTGCCCGTTAACTAATGTAAATTTATTCGGACTTGCTGAATGAATAAACATATATGCGCTTTTTGTTGCATCTTTTGCTGAACCCATTGTTAGCCAAGCCTCGGAATTTTCAAAAGTACAGTCAAATGAACAGTTTCCGCCATAGACAGTGTTGTTTGATGCTCCTGCATTTGTAGTACCCGCAGTAAAAAGTGAATTGTTGCACTTTTCATCTAATTTGATAGTGTCGGTTGTACTTCTGATTCTGCCGTAAGTGTCAGCCGTTACATTTGAAATGTTGTTAGTAGTGCCGTTCTGTTTATTTCGTGAATCAATGTATGGAATATAATTGAGAACATTTTTTCCGTGCGTATTGATATCGTGAATGCAGTTGTATGTCACATTACACCAGTTCAAATTTAATTTTAAACCTGTAGTATTGATGCTGCCTTTAACGCTTGTGTTCTCTGCATAAATAACACCGCCGTTTGAGCGAATTGCATAATCGGGGTTAATGTACCAGCAGTAAGTGTCAAAATCGCCGTTGAAATCTTTAGTCGGCTGATTAGTAAACAGTGTGTTGCTGAAAAAGTTCGGAATGTTGTACAAACAGTACACGCCGATGTAAAAACGGTCACATGTCAAATTGGAAAAATAGTTATTGCCTGTGGTGAGGACACAACAACTATGCTTTAACTGCTTAATGCATGCCGCATTCCACGGGTGAAAACCTGTAATCTTGTTGTCACCTTGCGTAATTCTTGCGCCGACAATACAATCGACTGCAATACAGTCATTCATAAAGCTGTCACTCACTCGCATTTCAAATCCTACGCACTGCGTTTTGACTAAATCAATTTTCCCGTCAGTCATTGATTCACCACGGTTATGCTCGGGGAAAACATCTTTTACTGGGTCATTCCAGTTCTCATCTGGGATTCCGTCATCGTTCGGGTCCATTTTTGCAACGATGTCATCATCGCCGTTTCGGCGTACAAAACAATGTGTAATTGTGCTTTCGAAACCACCGGCAAGCAAAATTCCACGCCTACAACCGAAAACATTAATATTTGAAAATAATGTTCCTGCACTATACGGAATATATAATCCTGTATGTGCTTTTTCGTGATTACACTCAATGACAACATTTGTCAAAGTTGTTTTTGCATGATGAATATAACTGCCGTTGTTTGTGCCTGTTGTTTTATACGAAAGAACATACTGCATCTTATCAGCGATAGCTGTAATTTTAGCACCGTTGAAATCGACAAGACCGTCACTATTAGGCACTTTTGACATGTCAATATCAATTGGGGCAGCAACACCGTAATTTTGATATCGTGTACCTTTAAAAGTAAAATTTGACGGATTCTTGAAACAGCAGTCAAGCGCTTTCTGTAAAGCTACGCTATCATCAGTTACGCCGTCACCCTTTGCGCCGTAAATTTCGGGTGTAATAACTTCATTTACATTTGTCGGCATTAAATATAAGCCGTTTACGGTTTCGATGCCTGAAATTGGCGCACTTCGCATAACCTGAAATGTACATGCTCCACCGTCACCCACTGAATAATAACCGTTTGTATGAACTGTTTGACCGACTGAAAAATGATACGCAAGAGCGTTTTGCGTGGTGTCAAAATTGACTGAAAAAAAGGGCGTGATATACTTTGCAAGAATATCATCAAAATATCCATCACTTGCCATTTCGTCAAGTTTCTTGTTGACAGAATCCTGTACGCCACGGTTGAAATATTCATCGAGTAACTTTGCAAGTTCGTTGTAAAGTTTATTGAGTTCTGAAACATCTTCGCCCAGTTTGATAACATCATCACGCAAGCCGTTCACATATGTTACAAGTTTGCAAAGCACTTCATAATAAGAAAGCGAATCGTCATATACAAGCGGTAGAACTTTTTGACACCAAAACATGAACGGCGCTGAGGTCTGCGGAATAGGTAAATTGATTGACATTTAAAAATCACTCCTTTAATAAATCGTCATAAATAAGTCAGATAATTCATCAAGAATCATTGCATCAATGTTCAAGAAAGTTCTTCTAAATTCATTTAACATCGCTGAATATGTTTGCGCACCTCTTTTTCCGAGGATATTTTCAACATAATCTTGCGTGTTTGTGATATTTGTGTTTGAAGTAACATCACCCGATGCAGTTCCTTTTCTTGATGAATCCACATTGTCAGTTGAATTAATAGTTTTATCTTCTGTAGTAGATTCAGTTCCTGATGTTGTTTCTTTGTTTGTTGCTGTGTTTTTAGCTGTGCTTTTTGTTGTGTCAGTTGACGATGAAGTCAGTTCACCCGTTGATGTACCTTTTGATGTTGTTGTGTCCTCTGAATTTCCGTGCTTATGCCTTGCGTTAGTAAGGTAAGTAAGATTGTTCAAATTTCCGACTGAACCTTGCGGCGTGTCTGAATAATCATCATTATCGTTGTAAGTCTTTGAAGAAGTCGAACTGTCAGAGGTCGAACCCGAATTAGAAGAAGATGAAGAATTTGTCAAAGTTCCGTCGTTCTTATCCTCTGAGGTTGATTCACCTGATGCCGTTCCTGATTTCGTTAGTTCAAATGCTGAATGTTCGGCGCTTGCATAAACATCTTTTTTAGTTTCTGTTTCGGTTGTGTTTTTTGTGTCTGACTGTGAAAAATCCGTGTTGCCTGTGCCTGCCGTGTTTGAAGTAGTTTTAACATCAACATCAATTAATGGATTGAATTTCAGCAGTTCACTTTTATAAAGCTGATTGAAATATGGCATTATTTCATTTAGCTTATCATTAAGTTTTAATTTCCACACGCCGAGAGTTTCAAAGCCGATTTCCCTTAAATAATAATGACGGAGAATTTTCTTTTCAAGAGGAATTTTATAATCTTCGTCAAAAATCGGAAAATCAAAATCAAAAATCAACGGTGCAGATTTTGCGATTATTTCTTCGACTTTTGAAAGACCTTGCGAATCTGTGTAGCCGCATAGATTTTCGCAAATAAATCGTAGTTCTGTGGTATATTTACTCATCTTCTGCATCTCCTTCGCTTAAATCTGAGCTACGATATTCGCAATTCACATTCAGACCAAACATAGTATTTATTTTTTCGCATGCCTGTTTTCGCATTTGCAATCTTGAATATCGGCTCGCTATCACTCCGCCCATATTATTGATAACCTCAGAAGATATAAGCCGTTCTTTTTTATTATAGGTGATATTTGAAATACCTAAATAGGTTAGAGCCTCATTCCAAATTTTTTCTTTTAGTTCATAAAGCAATGGAGCATTAAAGGGCGCATCAGTCTTTAGAACTGACAAGGCTTGCTGGTCGAATTTGTCATTTGCGAAAATAAAAGGGGTATTTCCGTCATATTGCATGTACATGTTTTGCATGGTCAACCGCTGATTATCGTTGCATTTAATCAAAACGGGCGTTTTCTGTGCGTTTACATTAACATCAATAGTCCTATCAATGTTATATAATCGTTTAGCAAAAATTGTGACATCATCAACCGAATTTGTTCGCAGCATGTTATTGAAAATCGGAACACTGTTTTCAAGTGTCAAATGCATGTTGTAGCCATTTGAGGCATAAGCGGTAATATCTGTTGGAATGTCATACACATTGAAATTTCCACCGAGCATACATCTGAGGCACAAAAAACCAATGACATCATCTTTAAAAAACACGGCTGAACCGTTTCCGAATAAAGCAAGTTCAAGAAATCTTTCATCAACTGTATCAGGCAATCCTGTCCACTTAAACATTGAGATTGAAAGCTCGGTTAATCGCCTTACATACTGCATATAACTAAGGTTGTTATCAAACATTGATTCACCTGTCAATGTTTTTTTCTTCTTTCGCATATTTGTTTCACTTCCTTATACTGAATTATCAAGGGAATAATTTCCAACTTCTGAACCGTTTTTCCAAAAAGTTATGCCGTTATTATAAATAGAGCAAATCTTTTTTGCATCATCGGCTGGAACAGAACCCTTTATGGTGCATGCTACCGTTTTAGTAAAAGTCCAGTGCGGTCGTACATTTCTATTAGGTGTTTTCACTCTATGCGTAGCGTAGCCGAACTTGTCAAAATAATCATCAATTGTATGCGCAATTTGTGGCGTTATGCATTTTGTTGTTACTACAAAATTGAGAAGTCCGAGCCAGTAAGAAATAACGCCGCTTGTCTGACCGCTTGTTTGAGAGCCTTGCAATTTAGCCTGTTCGCCCTCATTCATAAGGTTAGCAATTGCTCCGAGAGTACTAAGCCCAGCGCCAGCAACAGCGCCAGCAACATTTCCCGTCAATGCTCCGCCAGCAACGCTTGTAGTCATTCCATTTAATAAGTTCGGTAAAGTCTGCGTTTGCGTTCGTGCCAGCCACTGGTCATAGTAATTTGATGAAAAGGAAATCGCAGGAAATGACGACATTGTTATTGCCTCGTCTGTGTTTTCACCGAGATTTTTATAATTTGACGGATAAAGAATTGCTGGCGAACCACCCGACCTATCGCCGCACACATAAAATGTTGGTGTTGAATCTAAAAAATATTCAAATTTATAAACGGCTGAACTGCCCTGATTATTTGAAACATAAATAAATGTGTATGGGTATTGAAGAAGTTTCTTATTTCGTGGAGCATATCCCGAAATCATCGCCCCTGAATGCGTTATTAATTTTTTAATCGTAGTCGGAGCTATGTTGATAGCGACTGTCGAATTTGCGACTTTCGTTTGATGTTCTGCTTGATGGTCTGAATGCTGTCCGTCAAGTCCGATTCCGTATAAATAATTAACAAGACTGTCTGCATCGGTTTCAAATGTGTAAGTACCCGAAACAATTTTCTTGCCAAGCATTGTATAAACTGAACCGAGTATATCTTCATAAGTGTTCGGGTCGCATGTTGTCTGAACGACATAGTTAAGAGTTAAGTCGCTTGTTGTGCGGTTACCAAACACATATTCACCTACATTCACTGTTTCGGGGACAAGATTTTCGCCTATTTCATCAGATGCAGAATGTTCACGCTCGATAAAACATTCGCCGACTGAATAATTAAAAAACCATGTTTGCATCACATCAATTTCAAATGTGATTTCTGTTACGGCATTATTTACATACTCAACGCTTGTTATGAATGCGTAAAACCATTTAGAGCCAAAGCCCGAATTTTGAAACATTAAATAATTACAATCATAACATGCATCAGCCGGTAGACCGACACGCATAGTCCCTTTATTCACTCTTTGGTATGTTTGAGCGGTCAAACTGTGCTTTGCAAGACCTGAAAAATAAGCAGATTGCGCTGAACTTGATGAAAAATAAATCGTATGCTCATATGACGGGTCAAGCGGAACATTTGAAAGCAGTTTGATGTTTGTTGAGGGTTCAACATACATGATTATCACCTCACTTGAAATAATGATTGTGGGTCAAGTTTTTCACTTGACACACAATCCAAAAATTTACTCCGTAATAGTAACCGTGCATTCGCCTGACTTTGTGTTGTCATAAGTAGATGTTGCTGTGATTTTCGCTGTGTTTGCTTTAACCGATGTTGCAACAGTCACATGACCGTTAATGTCAACAGTTACACCGTCAGTGTCAGATTTCCAGTTTACAGTTTTCGGCGCATAATTTTCAGTTTTAACAGAAACAGAAAGCTGAACGCTCTGACCTTTTTTGCATGTGATTGCTGTCGGTGAAACTGATACAGAGGTAACGCTCGGCACGGCTGGAACAAAGACAAGTGCGTTTGCAAATGGTGACATGGAAAATGTCTTCCAAGTGTGGTAGAAATAGTTCCAGTAAAGACCCTGACCGTTGTAGTTCTCGGTGAACTCAAACATGTTGTCAAAAATCATAAAGAAATTCTTGTCAACAAGAACGGCTGGAATTGCGTTAAGCGCTGTGAGCGTGTCCTGTGACGGCTCCTCATAATTCGGGTCGTCTTTGAAAAGGGCATTCAGTCTTGCAACATCAAGCGTACCGAAACCGTCAATCAAAATTCTGTGTCCCATGAACTCAGCTTTTGACATGTTGAAAGCTGATGCCAAAACTTCAACATCAATTTCGCTGTCAAACTGTGAATTTACAAGTAAATACTGGTCGTCCTTGTCCGTGAAAGTCTGAACGCCGGCAGCATTATAGTTGTTTGACATGAATGTTAAAGCATTTGACACGCCTTTGATTTTTGTGACTGCACCTTTTGCATCGTTTGCATCAACTGTAATAGCTGAAAGTCTGCCGTCAAGAATTGCCTTTGCCAGCATGTACTTTGTTGTAACGAATTCATCGTAATTCGCCGCTGTGTACATAGCGTTCACGATTTTGGAAATCAAGTCAGTGATTCCGTCCCATGACAAGAACGCCTGATTCAAGTCCTTATTTTGAATAGTCTGTTTGTAGAATTTCTTATAATTCAGAGTGTGAAACGCCGCTCTGACATCGGGAATTTCTCTTGCAAAAACTTTGTTTTCGCTTTCTTCGACATCGTACTGGTGAGGATTCGCAATGTTCACGAAAATTTCTTCGATTGTTTCACCAAAGTCAATAAGACCCTTTTTGAACATTGAAAGCGGATTACTGTACATTTTTGAGGTGATAATCACCCGTGCGATACGATTTACAAGAGCATTCAAAAATTCATTCTGCAACGGTGTGTACTGCATAATGATTTCGCCAATTCTGCGAATGCTTTCGGGTGTGTTCTTTGCTGTAGGCACAAAATCACGGTAATTTGTGCTTGCGGAATTTCTGATTGCATTCAGAATGTCAACGCTTGATGCGTTAAGTGTTTGCGTTTTTGGAATTGTAGGCATTTATTTTTCCCCCTTATCATCGAATAAATCTTCTGTTGTGATTGTTTCGGCAGTTGTTTCATGAGTTTCATCATCATCTGCATCGTTAGTGTCAAAATTTACATCGCCGTTGAAAAAACGATGCATGTATTTCTTGCGCCATGATTCATTTAATTCATCATATTTCTTGTGCCAGTCCTCATTATCAGAAGAGCTACTACTCACTGCCGAATTAAATCCGTTTGTTACATCGTCAACAAATTTAAGCGCTCTTTCTGAGGTGTCATCGCCGATGAAGTCGTGAACAATTTCAATAAATTCTTCAAGTGTCATATTATCAACCTTTCATTATATTATTTACCAACATTTGAGCATAGGTATAATCAAAGTTGGCATTTTTTAAATTAGTAAAGCGTTTTTCGCCATTACCATATTTACCACTTATAATATCGTTTGCAATTTTGTTATATTTTGTTTTTGCTGTTGCTTTTGCTGTTTTAGCTGATTTATTAATCATTTCATTGACAATAGATTGACAATAATTATAATCAATATTAAGTGAAACAAGTTTGTTTTTGCGCTCTGTTCCGTTTCCGTATTTTCCGCTAATCACATCACTCGCATACCGTTTATATATATTATAATATTTATCGTGAATATTGTCAATTGTTAATGTTTTGTTATTAATGTCTGTAGCTGATTTAAAATCAACATAGCATTCGTTAATGTCAACATTTCCATTGATGCCATTAACTCTACCCGTTGATGATTTCTGCCAAATGCAATAAGTAGCATTTTTGCCAGCGTTGGACGGCTTATAGCTATAACTTGCGACCCATTTGTAAATATTTTTTGATAAATCATTAATATTTATCCTGTCAACAAATCCGCTAATCGCTGAGGCGTAAACGCCTGACATGTGCCCTTTTTTCTGCAAATAATTGCAAAAAATATTAATGCCTGTCGTCACTGTTGTTCTTTCGCTTGTTGGCGTTGTTTCAACATCAATAAACAGAGGGAAATCAAAAGTTTTATTTTTTACAATGTTGTAAAAAACCTCTGCAAGTTTTTGTGCATTTTTTGCAGAAAAATCACGATTAACGAAATAATAAGCGCCAACTTTTAAACCAGCTTTTTTAGCGCTTGTATAATTTGTTTCAAAACGGCTATCGGTATAAAAACCGTCGTCATTTCCGCCAGCTTTAATTATGACAAATTCATACCCTGATTTTTTAACTTTGTTAAAGTCAATTTTTTCTTGCCATGCTGAAACATCAATTCCGTGTGTCATTTTCTTCGTCCTCCGTTTCATTTTTTAACTTTTGCAAATACGGTGCAAAAAAGTTATTCAAGTCTGGATTCACTTCGCACAAATTTTCAAAACAGCTTATAATCTCCATAATGCAGATATAAATTGCAACTGACGGGAGAATCGGCAAATCAAACGGTAAATTTACAAAATTAACACCGTAGTCAATTCCGCCACAAGCAATTAGCGCAAGCAATTCAGCAAGTTTATGAAATAAGCCTTTGCGCAAAATAGTACTGTCAAGTTTTTTGTTATAAATTGCTTTAATAAATCCAGTAAGAAAATCAAAGCAGATTAAAACAAATGGCACGATGTACAAAAAAATCAATTTTAATCACCACCTTTTATTATATTATAAAAGGGTATTGACTTTTTTGCAACACCCTTTTATAATTAAATTAAAGATAAAATAAATCGAGGTGAAACAGTACCCTTGAGTACCTTTTATGACGGAACCAAACTACTTTCAATGCGTGACATTAACGGAAATAAACCTGAAATTTATTTGTGTACTTCTAACCGTAGCGCTGGTAAAACTACATTTTTTAATAGGTATTTTGTAAAACGCTTTTTAAACTATGGTGAAAAGTTTGTGCTAATTTACCGATTTAAATACGAACTGGATAGCATTGCGGAAAAATTTTTTAACGGCGTAAAATCTTTGTTTTTTACTGAGTACAATATGAGCGCTAAATCTAAAGCTGGCGGAATGTACTACGATTTATTATTATCAAAAAACGCTGATTCAAAAAGTGAAGTCTGCGGATATGCAATCGCATTAAACTGTGCAGACCAAATCAAAAAATATTCACATTTGATGAATGATGCGCAAAGAATGTTATTCGATGAGTTTCAATCAGAAACAAATCACTACGCCACAAATGAATTAAATAAATTAATCAGTGTACACACCTCCCTTGCCCGTGGTGAGGGCAAGCAATGCCGTTATTTGCCAATTTTCATGTTATCAAATAATGTTAGCTTATTGAATCCGTACTTTGTAGCGCTGGGTGTGTCAACCCGATTGCGTGAAAACACTAATTTTTTAAGAGGTAACGGCTTTGTGCTGGAACAAGGTTACAACGCATCAGCATCTAAGGCGCTTGAAACTTCTGCATTCAATCAAGCATTTCAACAGGCTGATTATGTAAAATATGCGTCGCAAAAATCATACCTAAATGATAACACGGCTTTTATTGATTCACCAAAAGGAAAGTCAAAATATTTGTGTACTATACGCTTTAAAAATAAAAATTTCGGTGTTTTTGAATTTGCAGAAGAAGGAATTATTTTTTGTTCCGATAATGCCGATGTTTCTTATCCGCTTAAACTTGCTGTCACCACCGAGGATTTAAGAATAAATTATGTAATGATTAAGAAAAATGATTTATTCATTTCAAATTTACGCTATTATTTTGATAACGGGTGTTTTCGTTTTAAAAATTTGTTGTGCAAAGAATGTATTTTATCAACACTATCTTATTAATTATCACATTTTTATAAAATTAATGTGACGCACGGGGCGTACTGATTGAGTTCAGCCGTGCATCTTTCGGCTTTACACACCGCTTTAATTTTTAAAAATGATTCGATAATACAAAAAAGCACTTGCAATTTGCAAGTGCTTTTTAATTTAAGTCATTGTATAAAATGATTCAGTTAGCACAACACCACCATTAATTTGAACTGGGCGCAATTTAAGAGGAACACTCAACCCGACTTTAAAATCCTTTATGGTGCGTTTTTTCTTTAAAAATTCTTGTGCGTCATCATTAATATTAAGGTCGGAAATGTCAACATCTGCGCCGATTGATTTTAAAAATAATGTCTTGCACTGCTCGGGCATTCCTGCGCATTTGACATTATAGAAAGGTTTGTCAATCGGTTTCAAATTTTCTGCCGTAATGTGTTCAACATATGTTTTCTGCCGAACAAATAAACCTTTATCCCAACAGCTTTCAAGTTTCCAGCAGAGAAATTTTTTATCGTCAACCTTTATTCCTTTAATTTCATTAGGACTGCAACAGCAATGAATACTATCGGTATCAGCATAAATAAAATTTTTATAATTTTTTTGCGCCGCCCGAATAGTAAAATTTCGAGCGTATGATGTAATGGCACTTCCCACTGGAATATAAAACGGTTTTTTATCGCAGGCATACACACCATAAAATCCCAGTGACAAATCGTCTTTAATGTAGGCTATTTTAAAACTGCTATCGGTGTTAGTTGCCGTTTTTCCATATAAATTATTTAAGTATAGTTTCGCTAATGTTTTTTTAGCTCCTTTACTGTTTAATTTTATTTTTTTATATTTATTTATATAGCTGTCAAATATTCCAATTGCTTTATTAAAATAACAACCGTCAAGAATTTCAAAATCAACTAAATGATAATGTTCTTTGATTAATTCAAAATCGGTCATGGTTAATGTTAATATAACTTGCGTATTTTGTTCATTTCCGTTTATGTCTAAATATTTTTTATAATATTTGTTTGTTTTTTTATCGTAAAAATCAGATGTTTCCAACCATTCGGTACTTTTGTAACGATATGTGTTTTTAACTTGAATACATGGCAAAAATCCTTTTTTCAAATAAAACCGTGTTTTAATACGGATAAAATAATATTTTTCCTTTGCAATTTCAGGAATATAATTCCCTCTCCAAAATGTTGGTAATCCTACGGGGTAATAATTCCCACTTTCGCTATGCATAACAGAGGGATACAAGCTGTTGACATCTGCTGTTGTTCCGTTATTATAGAATTTATTTTCACAACCTTTTTTTAAATAACACCAACCACCTTTATATGATTTTCGCACATAATCATCTGCATTCTTAAATTCTAACGGAACATTAATAGTATGTTCGGCAATGTTCGGAAATAGCCGTTCAATTAAGGGCTTTGTCATTATAGTTTTATATTCATTTAAGCAACAACTGCCAATCGTCAAACTGTCATGCTTTTCATCGAACATAATTTCGAGTGCCTCTTTAAGAACAAGTACATCATTTTTTATGTATTCTTGTTCTTCGGGGGTGATTTCACAACCAGCATATCTATAGCCCTCATATTCCATTTTTAATTTTTTATGCTCCGTGTCAAATGATTTACCGATTGATTCAAGAGAAAAAGGCAATAATTTCAAGCTGTCCCGAATTTCAATAATTTTATTATTTTTCTTCACAATGATATAATACCATTGCCCCCGTTCGCTTATGCTGTATTTAATTGAATTATTTTTCATATCCTTTGTTTCAAGCCAGCGTACAAGTGACCCGTCAGCATTCATTTTTTCATATGCTTGCTCATATTTTAAATCTTTGAGGAAATACGATAAAATAAAACTTCCGTCAAATTTTAAATTGTGAAAATACATTTTAATGTTTTCATTTAGACTAAAAAAATAATTGAAGAAGTCTTGAATGCTATGCATTATTTTAACATCTTTTTTATACAATTCGCAAAAACAAGCCGACCAAACTTCGGTGAAAGTCTGCCCCTTAAAAACAGTTGTTTCAAAGTCGGCAGCATAGATTTTAAATTTTCTTGCTTTCATTTCTAATCACTTCGCATCATATCTTGTTGGGTGGGAATTTCGCCACCGTTGAAAATCAATACTAATTTGCTATAACTTCCGTTATAATCTCGCAATTCTTCTTGTTTACTGGCGTACATTACAACATCTAAAGCATTGTTTATAGCCTCTGCATTTTTTTCTAAATATTTTTCAAAATCATTTAAAGCGTTTGCGTTTGCATATGATTGCTTTGTTCTTTGAAAAATTTCTTTCAATTTTATTGCTGAGTTTTCGCCACCCGTAATTCGCTTGTGTAAATATTGCCAATTTTCAGCATTAATAATTTCATCAAGTTTATTTTCAACACTTGCAATAGCTGAATAAGTCGGCGTATATTCTTTAGTGTCAACTGGTATCGGAAATTTTTGTTGCTTTTGTTCTTTTCGTGCTTTTCGTGTTTGTGCCGCTTTTTTCGCTCTTGCTTTTCGTTCAATAGCTTGACCGACTTTACCTGACACAACTTTTCCAGTATCATCGTTTAAATATGTAGTTCCTTTTTGATAATAGATATTTAATTTTTTGATGCTTTCAATTCTCTTTTTTGTAATGCGTTTCGGCTTTTCAGACGGTAATATTTCTGATTTATCAAATCTAAACCCTCTTTTTTCAGCCGCTTTAATTCTTCGTTTTAAATTTTTAAGTGCTTTTTCATATTCAAGTTGATTTAATGTTTTTTTCTTTTTCATCATATCCACCAACCTTTTGAGAATTAAAGCCCCGTCAACTTAATGTACGGGGCTTTTTGTAATCATTTCATCACTTATACTAACGAGCAAGTGATGAAATGCTTTCCGCTGTAGTTCTTGCTTTCTTTTTTGTAAAATTCGATTTCAAACGGCTCTGCTGTGTCAATCATTTCATCAAAAATGTCAACAAATGATGAAATAGCGCTGTCCGAACCCGTGTAGTATTTTGTACCCGACTTGTCAACAATAACCATTGTTTTATAGTCCTGTTCATTTTCGGGAAGTTTTTCGTTGTGAATGCTCAAATAAGCATAGAAATCGGGAGCAATAACAAGCGGTTTCTCAGGTTCGACCACCTTGTCAATTGCAATTGCAGAGGTTAAATCTTTCAGCTTGATTTTTTCCCTCACGCTGAGTTCTTTACTGCTTTCAGTGATAGATGTTGTGTAATTTGTCATGTTAATATCTCCTTTATTCTTCTTTTATCGTTGCTTTTTCGATAAATTCTTGTTCTGGCATTTCATAACGCCTTTTAATTTCTGTAAACCCTTTCAATGCAAGATATTTAATGATAGTATTTCCTATCTTAGCTTCTATGCGCTTTTTAAGAGTTTTTTCGTTTGTGAACTTTCCAGCAATTTCAACGAAAATTGTCTGTGTTGTAAAATCTTTCATATTTGCAACAACAACTTCGCATCTTGTCACTGAAATAGTTCTGCTAACAACTCTTGCCCGTGGCATATTTTGCACCTCCTTTCAATAAATTTGCAATTGTGTATTTTATTTCTTGACTTTGTAAAAGAGCAAGAATTATTAGTCAATACTCTGATTCCAACATGCACTACACCCATTTTTGCATGGAATATCTTTTAGTCCTAAGTGATGAGGACATACACCTTTAGGCGTTCCAAACTCATCCATTCTAACATTTGGATAATACCGTAAAAATTCAGATAAGTATGTTTCTTTCGGGTGGGCGTTGCTCCACTCCTGCACAATTTTAACAGCCTTTTCGGGGTTTTTTAATTCTAATTCCATGCATGAAACATCTGCGCCGCTATTTCTTTTATCTAACGGGCAATGTTCACATCTAATTTTACAAAATCCCGATTCAAATGCTTTTGTCATTCGATTTTTTTCACTCAGATAGTTTTTTGTTTTTGAGCAGTCAATCATTTTTTGAACTCCCTTTCCAAAGTTTTGGAGCACCATTTTCGTCAACAAGTAAAGTCAGATTGCGGTCACACGAAAATGCATACATAACTTTTGTTTCAGTATCATACACAATTTTTGCATTGACTTCATTATTATATCCTACACATTCAAACATCTTATTACTTCGTGTTTCCTCAGATTCACATCCACTAATCAATGCCGAAATTATGACAATAACTGTAGCACAAACAATTATTCTTTTCTTCATTGTTCTTTCCTTTCGTTTACTTTTTCCGCCCTCTGTTTTTTTTTTCTAAAATTGAATAAGATTCTGCCCTCTTCGGGTGTAGTATCAATTTCTTTTGTGAAAAATCGATGTTTACAACTTTTGCATTCACGATATCGCAAGACCATATCTTGAAGTTTAGTAGTTTCAATCACTCGACTATCGCCTGTTAAGCACACGGGGCAATACATGTACTGTTCACCTCTCTTTCATTATCTATATTATACTACAGGTCGGTTAAAAATGCAATAGCTATGTACCAAAAATATTTCACAAATATGTGCCTATTTTATTGTGCAATATGCCAGCGAATGTATGTTCGATTTGGTACGACAATTTCAGTGCTTGTGGGAACATTGAGGGACGGCGATTTTATTTAAGCATAG